CAAAAGTTCTTTAATCTTGTCAGAAGACTCTTCTGGAGAAGCACCAGAGAGAACCATATCAACAAATTCAGCAGATTCCATAAGAATAGTGTAAGTATTTCAAATTATTTATATTTCCGCACCTTTGGCATTTACTGAAGTGGTCTTATCAGCACTAGAAATATCAGGTTCCTTGGGTGTTGATCCCAAAGTTTCATTATTTGCTGCCATTGGTTCTAGTGGATTTCCATCAGGTCCAATGTCTGGCATCAGTTTAGGATCCATATATTTACCATCTTTAATTTCCTTTTCAATCAACTTATCTTCATCATAAATTTCTTGATCAGTTTGTCTCAGGATCTTTCTTCTCACATAATCTTCAGAGTAGTATTTACCAATGTATGGTTCAACTGCAACCATTAGATTTAATCTCTCATTCATCAATTCAGTTTCTTTGAGTTCTGAGAAATGTCCATCATAAAGATAATCATATTGAATATGATCGCTCATTCTGTCCCAATCTTCAGGAGTGACAATATTTTTTAAGATTAATTGAGTTTTTAAAATGTCATGGAAAATATTGCTGAATCTTTTTCTAAGTCTTCCAACAAATTTACCAAACATTAATTCATCTCTTAAAATTTCTGATGATCTTCCCAAATTAAATCCACCATCAGATGCTGTTCTTGACTCAGGAACATTAAGTGCTCTGAAAAGTTTCTTTTGGAAATACTGAACATCAGTAAGTTCACCAAGATTTTGACCACCTGGGAGAGTAGAAATTTCTGTGCCTCTACCACCTTCACGTCTTGGAAGCCAGAAGTCTTCCATCATAGACATAAACTTTTTATCATCTTTCATCTCACCAGTGTTGGCATCATAAACCATCTTATTTCTATATCTGTTCATGACGTCCCTAAGGTATTGCTCTGCCTTTACCTTAGGAAGATTGCCAACATCAATGTAGAAAATTCTTCTTTCTGGTGCTCTAGAAAGTCTGTAAATTACAAGAGCATCTTCAATCATTCTTAATTGATTGAGTGCTTTAATTGCTTTATGGAGATATGAAAGAGTTAGTTGTCTATTTCTATCTACCAGACCTGAAGTTACAAAAGTAACAGAATCCTTTGCAATTGAAACTCCCTTTTGTGGTCCTGCAGTTTTTTGAATTCCTCCCTGAGGATAATACATGAAGAATTCTTCAATCTCTGGTTCAATAAATTCTGAAGAATCCTTTCTGCCGTTCAGAACTCCACCATAAGCATTTGGTTGTTTCTTTTCCCTTCTAATAAATTTTGTCTTCAGTGCATCCATAAACCTGAGATCTTTGATCCCCTCTTCAGGTTTATTTTGATCAATTACTTTATGGTACATAATTCTTCCATCAATATACCAATTCTTAAAAATTTCATGTGATTTTTTATCAAAATCTAGTAGACTTTTGATGTGCTTAAATTCTTCTCTAATAATTTTTTTAAGACCATCACTAGCATTTAAATTACTAAGTTCAATCTCTACAGGAGAATCATTTAAGTCGCTAACAATTGCTTCATTTACTACGTTTTCAATGGCACTATCTGCTTCAGGGTGCAGTGCCATTTCTCTATATTTTTTTATTAGATCATATTCATTTCTGTAGACACCTTCAATATCTACATACTGTCCATAAAACCCGCTAGTCAGATAATAGTCAACCCCATCCTCGTTATTTTCGGGGATGGGGGATATGGCGGACTTTGGCAATTGATCATTATCTTCAATTGAAAATCCAAAAAGTTTTGCCATTGTATAAATTGAATACTTAACTGTCTAAGTATTTAGATGACTTGTGAAGAAGCAGTATTTGTTGAATCAGCAGCTTCCCACCATTGAACTTGAAGATCTACAGTGAATTCTTCAATTTCATTCTCATTATTGTATGAGAGATCAATTTGAGAAACACTGGTTGGGAAACAACCATGGATCTTATAAGTTCTTAGGATGTCAATGTTACCACCTTGAGTTCCTCTGTTGTTAAGACCAGTAAACTGACCTCTAGAAAGTTGAGAAACTACAACATCTGTTTGATATTCAGATGGATCAATGGTTCCACTACCATCAGAGACTTTAACAATGTAGTTCATCCATCTTTCAAAGATGTTTCTCCACTTAAAGTCAGTGTCATTAATAACTGTAATGGTCCAAACATCAAATGTTCTTTCTCCAGCAACCTTCAAAGTTCTTCCTCTAAATGGGACTGGAACTTCAGTAATGGTTGATGCAGGAAGACCTGCTGCTTTGATCATCATGTTATCATCTGTGGAAACAGAGTCTCCCCATGGGAAGCTAAAGTTGCCTCCCAGTTCATTGCCAAAAGAAACCTCAAAGAGATTACTTCTGGCACCACCGCCCTTCATCTGGGACTTAAACTTGTCAATTGTTCTTTCGCCGAAATTGATAGACATTGGTTTTTACTCCTATTTAGATTAGACTGTGCCTACAACTGTCTCAAATGCAACACCAGTTCTGGTGGCAACAAAAGTAAGACCAATGTAGTTAATTGATCTTGCAGGTTTGACAAAAATGTCAGCAACAAATTCATTCCTATCAATAACATCTGGAGTATTATTTGTTTCATCACAGACAAGTAAGAAATCACTGATTCCTCTCTTGACTTGAACATCTCTCAAGTATGGTTCTACAATGTTGATGAAGTTTGCTCTAGTTGCAGCATCATTGAACTCAAAGAGTTGTGAATCTGCAGCACCCTTGATTGCTTGTTCAATGGTGATGAAGAGTCTTCTAACATTAATTCTATCAAATGCAGATTGATAGCTAAGTGCTGTCTTATCACCAAATAGAATAATTCCAGATCCAGGAGAAGCAATTACAGGATTAACTCTTTGTGAGTAAAGTTGATCTCTATCTGTTTGACCAGGATTATATGCAAGTTTAATTGCAAACTTTAGACTTCCTCTGGTTTTTCCTGCTGGAGAATACCATGGGAATTGATTAATGTCTGTTCTTACACATAGTCCAGCAATGTCTGCTGAACATGGCATGTAAACAAACTGCTGATTAAATCTATCATAGACATATTGATATCCACTATCAAATACTGCATAAGATGATGATGTTAGTGGACTGAAGAATGACAGTACATTATCTAGTTGGGTTGCAGCATCAGTTACATTGACAACACCTGCTCTGTATGGGGAAATAAATGCCACACAGTCTTTTCTAGTTTCTGCAACAGAAATTAGTTTATTAGCTTTTGCTTGTTCAATTTCTTTTGAACCAGATGCACTTCCCTGAATTAAGTAATTAATATCAATTGATTCATCTGAGAACTTATCAATTCCAGCAATAAAGTTTGAAAGTGAAACTTCAAATCCACCAATTCCACCATCATAATCTTTACCACCAATCATTTCAAATGAATGATTTCCAATTGCACTGAATGAGGTATCTTCAGCAGATTGTCCCCATTCTCCAGAAGCAACTGTATTTGGGTTATAAGATGTTGAGAATCCAGTAGCAGCAGATGTTACTCCCCTAAATGTATCAGTTACATTGCCCAGTGATTTGCCTGCAAAAATGTAAGCAGAATTTAGTGCAATATAATCTTTGTAGTAAACCTTAGTTGAAGGTGAAATTACAGTATCAGATGCTTTTGATAGATTTACAAACTTCTCTAAAACTGTTTGTGGAGTTCCAGAAATGTTGTTTGACTTTTTGCTATCAACAACTACAATGTGAATTGCATCATTTTCACCACCTCTATCTGTTACATAAGCATTAGAGGTTGGTTTTGGTGCAATAGATCTCCATGCTAATGTTGAAGTATCTCCATTAGCAGTATCTAAAATGTTCTGATCATTATACCAATCTTTTGATGTATATGATGAGAAAGTTACACTAGAAACTCCAGCATTATTGGTATGAATATCTGTAGCAGTTCCATATCCAATCACATATGGACCATTTTCTGTATATGCCTGAGAAGATCTAACTCCACCAACAACCTTTCCAGTGACTTTAACATACATTTCACTAGATCCAAGTCCAGTGATAATTCCTTCAATGTAACCAGATGCAGATGAGGTTGTTCCAACTCCAGCAAGTGTTCCACTTAATGCAGATGTAACTCCAAATCCAACAGAAAGTCCTGTAGTGTTGATGCCAGAAATTGTCTGATCTGCAAAATCATCAATGACACATACCTTAACTCCTTCTGCCCAGTAACCAGGGTTTCTTGATGCAAAATACCAACCAGTTACTGAAGCAAGATTCTGATATGCATCATAATTATCAATTGTCACTGATGTTGATGCAATTCCAGCAGCCACATTTGAGTTTGTCAGGTTATCTCCTGCACATCTAACTACTCTTAAACTTCCACCATAGTTTAAGAAGTTTGATGCAGAATACCAATACTCATAATGATAATCATTAGGAGATGGTGTGCCAAAAGTTCTCTTTAATTCGTCCTCAGTTCTAATAG